AAATGGATCTTGAACAATATGGTGGCTTAGAAGTAAGCCAAGAAGATGAACAAATAGCGCCTGGCAAATATGTCATGCAATATTTAGAAGAAACAGAAATCAGAAATGATAGCGGTTGGATAGGGTGTCGTATGACTTTTCAAATACAAGGCCCTAAACATCAAGGTCGTTTGGTTTCTGGTTTATTTACAGTTGCTAATCCAAATTCGCCAAAGTCGGTAGAGATTGGTAAAACAGAACTGTCAGCACTTGCTAGTAGCTGTGGCCTTACTGAACTTAAAAATACTGAGCAACTAAAAGGTATTAGGTTTAATGGTGTTGTCAAAATCAATGACAATGGCTATGCAGAACTTGATCCTGCTTATGGAAAAAACTTTAGTAGAGCCGAGCAAGGCGAATCAATTCTTCCAAAAGAAGAAGTAGCTGAACCAAAGCCAGTAGAGGTTGATCCTTTAGACAGCGAAGAAATCCCTTTTTAGATGAAAAAAAGTTCGTTGTGTGGGGCGTGTGGTCGTCCTGCACAGGGGTTTCTTTACAAATACAATGATGTTTATTATGGTAGTTGCTCAATGGAGCATTTAGAGAGAATAAAGGAGAGAATTGAAAAAGGAGAAAAACTTGCTAGAAAATCTTATACAAACAAAGATGGAATTGCATACGCAAGGAAAGAAAGCAAGGAAAAATACTTAGAGATTGCGAAACAGACTGGTAGCTTTGAGTTACACAAATGGTCTAACGAACAAAGAGATTCTTTTTTCAATACAATAATTTTAAATTACTTGGATTTTGAATCCGAGTTAGGTAACGATAATGGATCTGACTAAATTTTATGAGAATGGTTTAGTATTAGACAAAGAATTACATTTTGGCAGTGGCAAAGATATTTCTGATGCCATTAACCAAATGAATGAAGATGGTTTAGCAGTTAGTTTTATAGATACATCTGGAGAAGTTATCAGATGTATGGTCAAAGCAAGTGCGACTACAAGGCCCGATAAGAGTAATGAAAAGTCTGGTTGGTATGTTTATAACGAAAACAAAGGTTATATCACTATTGTTTATGGCAACTGGCGTACAGGCGAACAAAAGAAATGGTCAAACACTGATGTCAATAAACTTTCTTTACGAGAGCAAAACGAATTAAAAGCCATTGTTCAAGACAACATAGAAAGGCAGAAAAAAGAAAGAAAAATAAGGCAAGATGAAGTAGCTCAAGATTGCCAAGCAAGATTTAAAAACGGAATAGACTGCGTTGGACACAAATACCTCGAAGATAAAAAAATTAAAAATTATGGGTTGAAAACAATAAGAGATTCCCTTGTTGTTCCCTTATATTCTACAACTAATGTCAAGCCTGAGATTAGGTCGCTGCAATACATAGATAAGAAGGGCGAGAAAAGATTTGTTAGTGCAAGTGAGGTCAAAGGTAGTGTTCATATTGTTGGTTTTAGTTGGTCAGAGTGGCAAGACTTAGAGCAAGTCTTAGTTGTTGAAGGACTAGCGACAGCATACTCAGTATTTGAAGCAACGAATTTACCAGTTTGCTGTGTGTTCTCAGCTAATTTTGGTCTTACAGCTTTAACTAATTTAAGAAAGCTAACAAAAGCTAGGTTTATTATTTGCTTTGATAACGACAGTAATCAAGTAGGACAAAAGAAAGCAGAAGAAATTACTTCAGCAATCAATAATACATTTGTCAGATTGCCCTCTATAGTTGGCGACTTCAACGACTTACACCAAGAGCAAGGTTTAGATGTTGTCAGAAATGAAATCTTAGATCGTGGTTTGCCTTTAAAACAATTTAATATCAAGTTTCTAAAAGGCGAGATACCGAAAAGAGAATGGTTGGTGGAAAATTTTATTGAGCTTGGGAAACCAGGAATCATGGCAAGTATTGGTGGTATAGGAAAATCCATGTTGGCATTGGACTTATGTTTGAAAGTTGCTCATGGCTCTGGCTCTTGGTTAGGCAATCCGATTGTAAGTTCTGGAAGTGCAGTTTATTTAAGTGCGGAAGATGATGCTCAAGAATTGCATAGACGAGTAGATTCGTTGGATAAACAAGGCAAAAGGTTTGAAGGTTTAAATGAAGTTTATGCCTTACCTATACCTAGTATGAAAGAAAGATTAATTGTCTTAGGCGATACCAGTTCACAAGGTTTGCATACCACAAGTCAAGGTAATGAATTAATTACTGCCTTAGAAAGCATAGATAATTTAAAACTGGTGGTTATAGATCCTATTCAAAGTTTTGTGAGTGCAAGTATCAGTAGTTCTAATGAAGCAGGTCAAATGTATGCGAGTTTTTGCGCAAGTATTTCCGCAAGACTTGGCGCTACAGTTTTAAGTATTCACCATTTTTCAAAGCAAGGTCTAGTTGGTACTGAAGATAATATGACAGCAAGAGCAAGTATTCGTGGCGCAAGTTCGCTTGTTGATGCGCATAGATTCGCATTAGCGTTGTATTTGAGTTCGGAAGAAGAAGCAGAGCGTATGTGCTTACAAAATGGGGTAGAATTTGACAGAACAAGGGTTGTCAGAGCTAGTATGGTCAAATCAAATAGTGAAATAGATTATTCAGTAAAGACTTTATTTAGAAAAGATGTTGTGCTTGAGCCGATTGAAGATATTAAAGGCGGTATAAATTGGGATTAAAAGTTTTAAGTTTATTTGATGGTATGAGTTGCGGTCAGTTGGCTTTGCAAAGACTTGGTATTGAAGTAGATACTTACTATGCAAGTGAAATAGATAAGTATGCAATCCAAGTCACCCAAGCAAACTTTCCAAAAACAATTCAAGTTGGAGATGTTTGTGAGTTAAAAGTAGAAGATTATCAAGATATAGATTTAATACTAGCTGGCTCACCTTGTCAGGGTTTTTCTTTTGCAGGTAAGCAGTTGGCTTTTGATGATCCACGTTCAGCTTTGTTTTTTGAATTTGTTAGATTGTTAAAAGAAATCAAGCCAAAGTATTTTCTTTTGGAAAACGTCAGAATGAAACAACAATTTCAAGATGTCATTACTGAACAAGTATCAGCTTGTTATCCAGACTTTGAAGGTGGCGATTTATTTGGCAGTCAAATAAAACCTATCTTGATAAATTCAGCATTATTATCCGCACAGAATAGACAGAGGTTATATTGGACTAATATACCTAATATTGAGCAGCCAGAAGATAAAGGCATAGTACTAAGAGATATTTTAGAAGATGATGTTGATAATAATTTAGAAAAAATGATGACTAAAGCTGGGAAAGCATATACTTTGACTGCAAGTTATAATGGTGCGGTTGCTTGGAACAGTATAGCGAAAAGGCAAAGGACTATGGTTCCAGAAACCAAGCCTAAAAAAGCATACGACATACCTAGAGAAATACTTAAAGACAATGAAAGACAGCGCAGAGTATATGATCCTAGTGGAAAATCCCCATCTATATTAGCAAGAAGTGACAGCCCAAAAATAACTAAACCCAAACAAGTAGGGTTGGCAAAAGAATATATATCAAAAAAATCAATAGAAAAATATGTTGAAGATAAAAACGCAGAATTTAATGATCCTTACAATAAAAAAACAATTAAAGGTAATAAATCAACAGCATTAAGAACAAACAGTAGTAATGGGAATATGTGGGTAAATGAAAAAGCAATAAAAGAAACTAAACCTAAACAAGTGGGTATAGCTACAGATATAAAAAGACATGACATACTTAAAAGAGTTTATTCGCCAGATGGTAAATCGCCAACGCTTAATACTATGGGTGGTGGCAATCGTGAGCCAAAAGTTGTATCTGGTGCCTGGCGAGGTAGATACAAAGAGGATGGTACGACAGAGCAAAAGGAAGAGCTAAATCAAAGTGGTAAGTCTAATAGTTTAACGACTGTGCAAAAAGATAGCGTAGTGGTTAATGACAATCTGTCATGGCGTAAGCTAACGCCTTTGGAGTGTGAAAGATTGCAGACAGTTCCAGATAATTACACAAACCATGTATCGAATACGCAAAGATATAAGATGCTTGGTAATGGTTGGACTGTTGATGTTATCGCTCATATTTTAAATAATATGAAACTATGAAAAAAGAAGAATATGATCCTAACGATTTATCCATAAAGAACGCTTATGCTACTCGTTGGATTTGGTATCACACATTATTAGGCTTACTGCTTTTATTTACTAACATACTCTTAATTTCTATTATGGTAATCCTGGCGGTTAAGTTATGAGCTTTATCAGAAGAAGAAAGAAAAAAAATCGCAAGGCGGAGAAAGAATATAACGAAGCGCTTTGGAAAGCGTATCCCAAGAAAAAGAAAGATGACGAGTAATCCATACAAAATAGAATCGCCTGCCTTAATTAGTTTCAGTGGTGGTCGTACTTCTGGCTATATGTTGAAGCATATTATTGATGCGCATGAAGGCACTTTGCCAGAGGATGTTTATGTAGTGTTTGCTAATACTGGTAAAGAAATGCCACAAACTTTAGATTTTGTTAGGGATTGTGCGGAGAAATGGGATTGTAAGATACATTGGATTGAGCTTTATGATGTCGATAAAGATGCCAAAGGCGATAATACCGATGGTTGGATGTTCAAGTACAAGTTCGTAAATTATGAAACAGCTAGTAGAAATGGAGAGCCATTTGAGAAACTTATAGAGCATTATGGAAAACTACCAAACTCAACAAACAGATTTTGTACTTTTCTTTTAAAACAAAGAGCGATTATTTGGTTTGAAAGGCAACAAGGTTTTAAAGACATGGATCAAGTTATCGGATTGAGAGCAGACGAGCCAAGACGAGTTCATAGAATAAAAGACAGAAATGGTAAGGCAGATTATTTTACGCCTTTATACGATGCCAAAGTCATACAGCAAGACATCCAGGAATTTTGGAAAAAGAATAACTTTGATTTGAATTTACTTGCTACCGATAAACATACATTGTTTGGTAATTGTGATATGTGCTTTTTGAAAGGCAAAGGACAGTTAATCCAGATGTTAAGTCATAGAGAAGATCTTGCGGACTGGTGGGTAAAACAAGAAGAAAAAACCAACAAAACTTTTAAGTATGATATTTCATACAAACAAATGATTGAAATTAAAAACGAAAACGATAAACAATTTGATTTGTTTGCAGACGATGAGAGCGTTGATTGTTTTTGTCACGATTAGGAGAAAAAAATGAGTAAAGGCGACTGGCCAAGACCAGTAAATCAAAAGAAATTTGACGAAGAATTCGACCGAATCTTTAAGAAAAAGAAAAAGAAAGGTGGCGATTCTAAGGTACTAAATGGCGATTCTAGGGTATAAAGTGGAGAATCTAGGGTACTATTTGGCGATTCTAGGGGACAATATCCATACATATACATATATGTATAGAAAGCGTGTTGCTTTAGGCAACAACGCTTTCTAATTTATTATGTGGTGGTTAGTAGAGGAGATAGAGAATGAAAGCGCTAGTGCGTTCGTGCAGACGAGCGTAGCGAAGCGTTATCGTTCGTTCGGAGAAGCAAAGAAGATCGTTTGGCAGTGGTATCGTGCGAGCGTGGGGAGAAATGATTTATCGCCAGCTAGTAAGCTCACGCTTTGGGCAATATGCGAAAGGCATAGATTGGAAACCTGGAGTTCGCACGATAGCAATAGATACTATGCGCTTATGTGTGGGATGAATCATAAGACAGTTAGTAATGCGTTGCTTGAGTTAGCGAGCGAGGAGAAGAATATTATTTGGTTAGCGGATGAGGAAAATAAAACGCTCATGCGTAAGAGTAAGCGTGGGATTCGCAGACATATATTATTAGTGGGTTTGAATAAGCTCTTGCGTGAAGAATTATCTCCCTGAGATTCTTAGGTTCTTTCCTCGTATCCTTTTTTTGGATTTATTCATTGTACTTGAGGATATGCGCTTTTTCCTAGATTGAGAGCTTTTTTTCTTAACGCTTATGTGGTCTATCTTGAATACTGTTTTAGATCTTTGCATGGTTTAGTGGTGGGAAAACTCTAAGGGGAGAATTATTATTATGAAAAAGAGTTTTCCCACGCTAATTAACTAATTGCGATACATTTTATCAAGTTCTATGGTTTTTGATACCCAAACTTGCTTAAATTCTAAAGACTTGGCCTTTCGTATGGCAGCCTTTAAGTTAGATCGTCTTTTAAAATATAGTTCTTTATTCATGGTTACTCTCCTATTTTATTTGTATTGTTTGGTAAACCTAAATCATCTATTACTTTCTTTAAAAGAAGTCTAATAACCCTAGAATTTGTAAGTTTTCCTTGATACTTGCTGTTAAGTATTTTTGATAAAAGTTTTAAGTTAGTTATATCTTCATTTGTAAGCAAAACAACTCTCCTTGTTTTAGATACTGGTAATAAGTTTTTAAAATGCTTTCTTTTAAAATAATCTGGATTTAAAGCAGTTTGATAAGCGCATATATATTCGTTTGATCTACTCATAATTACTCTCCTTTTGAAAAAAATATATTGTTTGCATAGTCAATGGCTTGTTTTTCGGTTAGTCCTTTTTTCAAACCCTGCTCGACCAAATACTCTAAATGAGCTTGTACTAGATAGTTCCTGCTCATAGTTCTTCTTCCTCAATCATAATCTCTGTAAGATCTTTATCTGAGTAGTTATAAGCACAATCCATGCACAACTTAAAACCTGCTTGTTCTTGTGTTGATATTTCATCAACTGGATTTTTGCATAATTGGCATCTATTCATTCTTCCTTCTCCTCTTGGTTAAAGTTTGGGTTAAGTCTAATTTCTCTGTCAAAGTCATTCTCTACTGGTTTAAAGTTCTCAAGTAGTGCCTTGCAATAAGCAACTTCTCCTTCTAGTTTCCTTGCGGTTTCAAATTTCATTATCTTTTCTTGATACCATTCTTGGCGCAATTCGTTTTCCAGATCGTATATGCGATTTTCTAATTGGTCTTTGCTAAGACTGTCTAAATAATCTTTGTTCATGGTTATTTCTCCTTAATCCTCTGAATATCAAATATAAAACGCTCTACGTCTTTAAATTTGTTTGGTTTATAAGTGTTAAGCAATCTAATAACTTCGCTGCCTTTTATGTTGAAGTGTTGCCCGAAGGACAGCTCTTGTTTGTCTTTGGCATCAATGTAGTTGATCAATAAGTTATACATGGTTATTTCTCCTTAATAACATCTAAATAAAGATCATCATTTATACAAGTTCTTGCCATGCTCATAATTTTTGCCCTTTCTTCTTTGTTAAGAATACAAAGCAAATCATTAAACTGAATATTGCCATGCCTACCATCTGGCAAATCATACCTAATATCTGTTATTTGTATTTTGTTAATATTAAATAAATTTTCTTTCATGGTTATTTCTCCTCTATTAATTTTTTAGAGCCTTTATCATCAGACTCCATAAATTCTTCTCCAAAAAAGAAATTAAAGATTTGCTTTTTTTCTTCTTCTGTACATTTACCTATACTGCCTTCTGCTTGTATTTTAAGCATTTGTTTTTCAGTTAATTTCATTGATAATTCTCCTTTAATTGTTAATCAATATGTTCATACTACCAGATTGAATATCATTTGCAACACCTAAACATCATTTATTTACATTTTATATGTAAGTAATAAATAAGCTATTTAGTGAATAAATGACATAAAAAGATTAAAATACCTTATGGAAGCAAAGAAAAAACTAGGAAGAAAGCGTATTACTTTCACAGAAGAACAATTGGAAGAAATTAAACACTTAGCTGGGCTTGGTGTGTCAGAATCTGCAATTGCCGATAAAATGGGCGTTTCATTGAGTACAATTGCTAGGCGTAAAAGGGATTCTGATAAATTTGATACCACTTTAAAGGAAGGAAAGCTGAAGGCAGTCGCAGAAGTTTCCAATGCTCTTTTTGATTCGGCAACTGGAAGAAATGGGAATCCACCAAATGTTTCAGCGCAGATTTTCTTTTTGAAAAATAGGGGAGAAGGCGTGGCCAGTTGGTCAGATGTTCAAAAAATAGAAAATACATTTTCACTTGGAGAAGTGATCAATTCTGCAAAAGAACGAATCCCAAATGCAACTCAAACAATAAAACGCCTTGATGATTCAGTGGATAAAGACCAAGGCATTTTCTTAGATAACAAAGGCACACAAAAGAACAATGATTCTGATAGTACTCTCTCTCCTTCCAAAGACTCAGAATCCTAGAGCGTGAATGATTTTCTTTTTCTCCGTCATTCACGCTCGACCAAATCGCAAGAACCCCCCTTTCGCGCCAGGCGTGGTAGCGTTATATATATAACTAATGAACTAATTTTTTTTTAATTTTATGAAATATGGTGTAGAAGCAGAAAAAGAACTAATGACTGAGCTTTGGTCAATGAATATCAAAGATGATCCACTAAACTTTGTAAAATTCGTCTTTGAATGGGGAAAAGAAGGCACCCCCCTCGAAAACTTTACTGGCCCTCGTAAGTGGCAAGAAAAAATTTTGCGAGATATTGGAATACACATACAAAGAAATCAAAGCGTAGATTTACCGGAAATGTTTCGCCTAGCTGTAGCTAGTGGTCGTGGCATTGGAAAATCTGCTTTGGTGTCTTGGTTGATACTCTGGATGCTTTCAACACGTTTAGGATCAACCATAATTGTTACTGCAAACACCGAACAGCAATTACGCTCAAGAACCTGGGCAGAATTAGGAAAATGGCTAACTTTAGCTATAAATTCACATTGGTTTAACAAAACTGCTACGACTATCAGACCAGCACAATGGTTTGAAGAAGCATTAATTCGTGATTTAAAGATAGATACTGGTTATTACTACGCACAAGCGCAGCTTTGGAGCGAAGAAAACCCAGATGCGTTCGCTGGAATTCACTCAAGTTATGGAGTTTGTTTAATTATGGATGAAGCATCAGGTATTCCAGCACCGATTTATAGCGTTTCTGAGGGTTTTTTCTCAGAACCGACATCTGATAGGTATTGGTTTACGTTTTCTAATCCTAGAAGGAATACTGGCCCATT